GTGCTGCCGGCGGATCAATCGGTCGGATGCCTGGATCGAAGGATCATGCGGTGATGGAGATACCACATGCGCTTTGAAGGAATGCTCCTCACCGAGATCGAAAGCCGGGCGGTCATCGCCGAAGTGAACGCATGGTGCCGGCGAACCGGGACGAACTACAACAAGCTCGTCACCGCGGCGGGGGTCAATGTCTCGACCCGCTCCTCTGTCATGCATCGCAACCGCCGCCTCACGACGATGACGGCCGATCGGCTCCGCGCCACCATGCGAAAGCACAAGCACGGCATCTCCAAAGGCGAGCACCGGGAGCGTACAACCCAGGCGGAGATCGCGGCATACGAGCGCCAGTCCCGCAAGGCTCGGCGGGAGTTTCCGCAAGCCGACCTGCCGCGCGTCGACCGCACGCCGTGCTCCCGCTGCGGTGTTCGGGCTGACATCGGTTGTGAACACTCGCATCGTGATTTTGAGCGCGCCGCCCCCCTCGGATATGCGAGACGTCATGGGTAAGCGAGGCCGTCCAACAAAGCGCACTGAAGCCGTCGAGAAGAAGATCATCGATGGGCTCAGAGCAGGAACGCCGCTCACCGTCATTTGCCGCGGCGAGGATATGCCGCACGACAACACCGTCCGCGACTGGATCAATGCCGACCCTGACTTTTCCGTTGCCATCGCGCGCGCGCGGGAAGCTGGGTTCGATCAGATTGCCCTCGATGCGCTGAGGATCGCGGACGCAACCGAGAACGACACGATAGAGACCGAGCACGGCGAGAAACCGAATAGCGAGTGGATCACGCGCTCGCGTCTCCGCGTCGAAACCCGCCTCAAGCTGCTCGCGAAGTGGGACCCGCGGCGGTACGGAGAGATGGTCAAGGTTGGCAACGCGGATGGGTCGAACATCAAGACCGATCTAAGCGAAGAGGCCAAGTACGCACGGTTTGCCGCGATGGCTGCTCGGGCGCAGGGTGAAGCCAGTGAACCTGCCGACAACGCCGGGTGAATGGGAGCGCCTGTACGCGCAATCCTCGCCGGAGCTGAGAGCCGAGTTCGATGCTCTACTCGAAGCGGACCTCGCCCATCATATCTGGCGTTCGCAAGTCGGTCGACAATCCGAAGCTGCGGACTCCACCGCCTTCATCACCGGCTACGGCGGCGCTGCGGGTGGCGGCAAGTCCGACCTGATCGCGGGGCTCGCCCTGACCGAACACCAGCGCACAGCGATCTTTCGGAGAGAGAAAACGCAGACAGAGGGCATAATCCAGCGGCTGACTGAAATTCTCGGCACGACGGACGGATACAACTCGCAGAAATCGGCCTGGCGCGTAGGCGGTCGGCTGATCGAATTCGCCGGGCTCGACAACCCGACCGATCACCAGAAATGGCAGGGCCGCCCGCACGATCTCAAAGCCTACGACGAAGTGACTGAGATGCGCGAAGCTCAGGTCCGTTTCACGATGGGGTGGACGCGATCTGCCGACGCTTCGCAGCGCAGCCGCGTGTTGATGACGTTCAATCCGCCCACCACTGCTGAGGGCCGATGGGTCATCGATTTCTTCGGCCCGTGGCTCGATGATCGTCATCCTAACCCGGCGCGCCCCGGCGAATTGCGCTGGTTCACGACGATCAAGGGCAAGGACGTCGAGGTTGCCGACGACCGCAGGTTCGTGCTGTTCCGCGGCGAGCCGCTGTACGATTTCGACCCCGCTGAATTCAGCCCCGAGAAGATCATCACGCCAAAGAGCCGCACGTTCATCCCGAGCCGGGTGACGGATAATTATTTCTACGTCCGCTCGGGTTATATCGAAACGTTGCAATCGATGCCCGAGCCGCTGCGCTCCCAAATGCTCGAAGGCGATTTCAAGGCCGGCGTGGAAGACGACGAGTGGCAGGTCATCCCTACAGCATGGGTCGATGCTGCGATGGCGCGATGGGAGCCGCGGCCAAATGGCAAAGGGGAGATGGATTCGCTAGGTGTCGATCCGGCGTGCGGCGGCCGAGACAACTTCGTCATCTCGGCGCGTCACGGGACTTGGTTCGACGAGCTGGTCCGCATCCCCGGTCACGAGATCAAGCAGGAAACTGCCGGGCGCGTTGGGGCGGCCAAGGTTATCCAGCATCGCCGCGACCGAGCGCCGGTCCACATCGACCTGATCGGTTGGGGGCTGACGGTGCACAACGCGCTGCACGAGGATGAGATTCAAGTTATCGGCATCAACGCAGCCAATGGTTCGAAGGAACTCACGGCAGACGGCATGTTCGGGTTCTTCAACCGCCGCGCCGAACTGGCATGGCGGATGCGCGAGACACTGGACCCGACGAACGCGGCGCAGATAGCTCTTCCGCCTGATCTGCGGCTCAAGGCAGATCTGACCGCGTACAAGTGGAAGCCGGTCAAGGGCGCGAAGAAAACGCTGATACAGGTGCGGTCGAAGGACGAAATGAAGGCGGAGCTTGGACGCTCGCCAGACGACGGGGATGCGGTGTTGATGGCGAACATCGACACCATCAAGCAAGAGGTCGTCGACAAGATGATCGCGCTGCGGGCCAAGCGCGCCTACGATCCTTACGCCGAGCTGCACGAGTAGTTTTGAGCGCCAAACAGGCGCGGGGTAGTCCTCGCGTATGTGCATGGCTCCCGACGTTCCTCCGCCTCCGCCGCCGCCTGCGCAGCGGCAGGCCACCAAGGCGCCCGAGGTCAAGACGCCGGGCAACGCCGATCCGATGAAGCGTCGTCGCGGGTTCGCTGCGCTGATGATGGCGGCGCCCTCGCTCCAGCCCCCCTCGACTACGGCAACGCTCGGTGGCTGAGCGCTTCGACAAGCGCGGCAAGCCCTTCCTCCGTTTCGTCTGCGACTGCGGACAACGGCAGGAATCGCCCGAGCCCGCGAGCGGGGCGGTGAAGTGCGCTCGGTGCGGCGCGGAGCATCGGGCCGATGGCTGAGGGCACGCTGAGCCTACGCAGTGCGCCGCCGAGCGCCCCTGCTGGCGAGCGGACCAGGCGCGAGCACGTCGACAAGCTGGCGAAGGCGCTCAAGGCGCAGCGGCAGGACTGCGAAACCGACTGGCACACCATCGCCGACTATTCCGGCTACGGCGAGGTGCCGAGCCTGGGCATGAACGCGCAAGGCCGGCAGCGTCCAAAGATGCGGCAGCTCATGGACTCCCATCCCATTCTGTCGTTTCGTACGCTCGATGGCGGCATGTATTCCGGCCTGTCGAGCCCGAACCGGCCGTGGCTCGACTTCAAATTCGCCGACGACGATCTGAACGACTATCAGCCTGCGCGCGTCTGGCTCGATGAGTTCCAGCGTGTGATTTACGCGATGTTCGACGCGTCGAACTTCTACCAGGCTGCACGGCAAAACTACGGTGAGATGGGCCGCTTTGGCCCGGCTGCCGGGATCATGACCGAGCACTGGCGCGAGATCGCGCCGACGCTGCCACTTCCGATCGGCACGTTCTGGCTCGGGATCGACGATGCGTTCAAGGTCGATACGCTCCTGCGCTCGTGCCCGATGACCGTGGATCAGGTCGTCAAGAAGTTCGTCGGCCGGCCGGGCGGGAACTACGACTGGTCCGTCGTCTCGCCCACGATCAAGAACAAGTGGGACAACTCGAACTACGGCCACATCGTTCAGGTCATGCAGGTGATCGAGCCCGGTGCGGGTGGTCGCTGGGACTCGACGCTGTGGGACGACAACGACGACAGGCGCGATGCCGTGCTCGAGGCGAAGGGTTACGCCGAACAACCGTTCTGGGCTCCGCGGTGGAACGTACGCGGTCTCGACATCTACGGGCGCGGGCTTGGTCACGACGCAATGGCGGACATGCGCGAACTGCATATGGCTGCCAAGCGCGGGCGCGATCTGGAAGATTTGCTCGCCAAACCGCCAACCGCCGGCCCGGCGAAGGATTTGGATATGCGCCCCGGCGCGCATACCTATGTCGCCGATCTCAGCCAGCCCCTCGCGGCCAAGGCGGTGTACGAAGTCAATCCTCAGGCGATCACGGTCAACGAGGCGCGGCAGGAGCGCCTACGGCAAGCAATTGACCGGCTCACCTTCGCCGATTTGTTCATGGCGATCACGAACATGCCTGGTGTGCAGCCCCGCAACGTCGAGGAACTGCTCAAGCGCGACGAGGAGAAGCTGACGCAGCTCGGCCCGGTGGTCGAGATGGTCAACGACGACATGCTGCCGGTGGCCGTCGACCGCATGATCGGCATTGCCCAGCGCGGCGGCTTGCTCCCCGAAGCGCCTGAGGAATTGCAAGGCCGCGAGCTCAAGGTCGAGTTCGTGTCGGTGCTGGCGATGGCGCAAAAGATGCTCGGTCTGTCGACGACTGAGCGTGTGGTCGGCTTCGTCGGCTCGCTCGGTTCGGTGTTCGGGCCGCAGGTGCTCGACAAGATCGATCCCGACGCAATAATCGACGACTACGCCGATCGCGCCAACCTGCCCGCCAAGGCGGTGCGGGATCAGCGGACGGTCGACCGGATGCGAGCCTCACGCGCGCAGCAGGAACAGGCAGCGCAGATGGCAGCGATGGCTCAGCCGGCGAAGGACGCCACACAAGCCGCTGCCAACATCGCCGAGATGGCGAATGAGACTGCGCGGTACTGATGACCCCCGAGGACAAGCTCAGGAAAGAGGACCGCGAGTGGCTGATGCAGCAACCGCAGTTCCGCAGGCACCTTTTTGAGTTTCTATCGGCGAGCGGTATCTACCGGGTCACTCGCGAAGAGCAGCAAAGCCTTTTTCTCGAAGGCAAGCGCTCCTTGGGGTTGGAAATCCTGGGATGGTTCAGCGCCGAAACGGCCGAACCCTACGACGCCATCGCGTCCGCCTTAGCAGCCAGGATGATCTTCTCGAAAGGAGCGAAGCATGACGACCGAGACTCAGCAACAGAATGACGACGCGGCCGCCGATGCCGCTGAGACTGGCGCGGATACGGCGCTGGGCGCGGCTGCAACTGCGAGCGAAGAGACCGCCGCCGAGGGTGCGGACAGCGGCGACGCGGACGTAACGAACACTGACAAGGCAGAGAGCGGCGATCAGGCTGGTGAGGGCAAAGGTGAGGCCGAGCAGCCGCAGGGCGCGCCGGAAGCCTACGACACTGCCGCGTTCAAGATGCCCGAAGGCATCGAGTTCGACACTGAAGGTTTTGCCGCAGTCGAGCCGGTGCTGCGTGATCTCAATCTCTCGCAGGATCAGGCCGGCAAGCTGATGAGCGCCTACGCCGAGAAGATCGTCCCGATGATCGAGGCGCGCACGCTCAAGGCGCAGGACGATGCAGCGGCCGAACTGCGCGCCAATCTCGCGCGTGATCTGCAAGCCGACCCCGAAGTCGGCGGCAAGAAGCTCGAGGAAAGCCGTTCGTTTGCCGCCAAGGCGATCGCCCATTTCATCCCGAAGGCCGACGAACGCTCGGAGTTCTCGACCTTCCTCAACGAATCCGGCCTCGGCAACGACCGGTTCCTGATGCGCATCGTGTCAGGTGCGGGCCGTGTGCTCGCGGAAGCATCCACCCCGGCAGCGGAGACCTCCTCGGCTCCACTGACCGAATCCGAAAAATTCTACGGCAAGAGGGGTAAGTAACTATGGCTGTTCTCGGACAGGAACTGCACACGATGGCGGACCTGACGGCCCGCCTCGATCCGAACGGCAAGATCGCCTCGATCGGCGAGTGGCTGTCGCAGACCAACGAAGTGTTCGGTTGGCTCCGCTGGAAGGAAGCCAACCTGCCGACCGGTGAGCGCACCACCGTTCGCACTGGCCTGCCCTCGGTTTACTACCGCGGGTATAACCAGGGCGTCGACCCGTCGAAGAGCCGCGTGGCTCAGATCGACGAGGGTGCGGCCCTGCTCGAAGGCAAGTCGGCGGTCGATCGCGAGATCGCGAAGGCGCACGGCGACGTGGGCGAATATCGCCTTACCGAGTCCTCGGCGTTCTTCGAAGCGATGACGCAGACGTTCTGCACGACCATGTTCTACGGGAACGCTTCGGCGAGCCCGCAGGAATTCACCGGCCTCGCGCCGCGCTTCAACGACATCAACAGCACCGTGGGCGATCAGCTCATCGACGCCGGCGGTTCGGGCACGGACAACGGCTCGATCTGGCTCGTCGTCACCGGCCCGATGGGCGTGATGGGCGTGTATCCAAAGAACACCAAGGCGGGCATCAGCCACATCGACGTGACTGCCGGCACCGGCGTTGCGGACGATGGGGTCGACGTCGGCACCTACTATCCCGATGCTGACGGCAAGGAATTCCTCGCCCTCATCGACCAGTACAACCTGCACGCTGGCCTGTCGGTTAAGGATCCGCGCAAGGTCGGCCGCATCGGCTCGATCGACCGCTCGCTCCTCACGGTCGACTACTCGACCGGCGCGCGGCTGCAGATGCTCATGGTCGAGCTGATGAACCGGGTCGATGGCCTCGACATGCCGGGTCACAGCGCCGCGTGGATCATGGATCGCTCGATGCGCTCGTTCCTCGAGCGGCAGCTGCTCGAAGATAAGAACCCGTACCTCGGGTACGACATGGACGCGGGCAAGCGCGTCACCACCTTCGGCGGCATCCCGATCCTGCGCACTGACGCGCTGGCGGTGGATGAAGCGGCCATCTGATCTGGGAAAGGGGAATATCCAATGGCTATGACCGATCGCGAGCTTACGTTCTCCAATGACCAGGCGGTCACCACGGGGACGCAGTACTCGACCGACAAGTACGATACCGGCGTCGCCGGGCATCCCAACATCAACACCAACCGCGAACTGCAGGTGCTCGTCGTCGTTACGACTGCCTTCGCCAGCGGCACGAGCCTCAACGTCAATCTCGTGGAGTCGGACAACGCCGATCTATCCAGTCCGACCGTACTCGCGTCGTCCGGCGTGATCGCGGAAGCGAACCTGACTGTCGGCAAGCGCCTGCTCGCCACGGCTGTCCCGCGGACCAGCAAGCGCTACCTCGGGCTGCAGTTCGTCACCGTCGGCACGCACACCGCCGGCACCGTGTTCGGCGGAATCGTCCGCGACATCGACGATGTGGCGTTCCCGACGCAGCACACCGGCTTTGTGGCATAGGAGACTGATCGATGAGCAAGCAAAAGACGGTTAGCGCCATCGTCCGCGGCCCGCGTCCGTACTTCGGCACCGATGGCAAGCTGTACGCGCCGGGGCAGATTGCTCCTAACGTGCCGGCTGAATTCGTCAGCACCGACGATGCGACCGAGGAAGAGGTCGAGGTGGAAACCAAGAAGGGTGACCTTCGCACCAAGACCATCGAGCGCCGGGTGAAGTTCCGCCCGCTCGACGGCGCGGCTGCGATTACCGAACCGCAGGACACGGCGGGAGTCGTGACCGGCAATCCCGACCGGCTGAACGTGACCGATTTCCTCAAGGGAAGCACCGAGGGCATCGTCGCGGCGATCGGCAATGGCACGGTCGACGATCACCTTCCGGCGATCGAGCAGGCGGAGATCGCCCGCAAGGGCGTGACCCGCAAGGCGATCACCGAGGCGATCTCGGCGCGTCTCGGAGCCCTCCACCGCTAAACCTGTCGCACCCTCTCTCCCACGACAGGGGAAACTAGGCCGGTGCACCTCAGGGGGCGCCGGCCTCTTTTTTGAGCGCCAAGGTCGCGCGCCCTAGAACCGGCTCATGGCGGCCGGTCCACTTCAAGCCCGAGGCGTAGAGCGTAAGCCCAAGCGTCCGCGTCCGGTGATCGTTGAGACGCCGCCACCCGAGGAGCCGGCCAATGGCGCGTGACATCTCCCAGATTTGCAACGAGGCGATTTCCGACCTCCCCGCACATCCGATCACGGATATCAATGACAGTCGCAAAGAGGCGCGCGAATGTGCCCGGCACCTGCCCGGCGTCGTTTCGGACCTCATCGATCTGCACGATTGGGATTTCGTGCGCCGGCGGGTGGCCCTCGCGGCGGTTGCTAACGACCGCGATGGCGAGTGGTCCTACGCCTATGCGCTGCCTGACGAGATGGCGTCGCCGATCAAACTCGTGCGCAACTACTCCGCCTCTTCCGTTCCGGGGGTCATCGTCACGCCGATGCTCTACTGGCCATCGGCTGATCTCTCGCTCCCGGCGATTGATTACGTGATCGCTAATGGCGTGCTCTACACCTCGCTCGAGGATGCGATCCTCGAATACTCGCTCGACGCACTTGAACCGAACAAGTGGCCGCCGCTGTTCGCGCAGGCCGTGATTCGCACCCTCGCCTCGCGCATCTACCGCCCCATTCTTGGCGAGAAGGCGGACACGAACGAATGGATGGCCAAGCAGGCCGCGGCGCAGCGCGCGGTCAACGAGGCGGTGGCGAGCGACCTTAACCGCCGTCCGCGCAGCCGCAGGAACTTCGTCTCCGAAGGGCAAATCGCGCGCGAGGCATACGGCTACGGGGACGTCGTGTGGCGACTGTAAGCAAGCGCAACTTCACCCGCGGCATATTCTCGCCAGTCGTCCAGGCGCGCCGCGATGTCGATGCGTGGCAGGCCGGCGCGCGGCGGCTTACCAATGTGACGCTGCTCAAGCATGGCGGAGTGCGCAAGCGGCCCGGGACGTGGTTCGTTTATGCTCTTCCTGATGACGACAACGAAGTGCGGCTGCTGCCCTTCACGTATTCGACGGGGCAGAGCTATGCGCTCGTCATGGGGCAGGCGACGATGCGTCCGATGGCTTACGGCGGTGCGGTGCTGTCTGACGGGTTCGGCATCACGGCGATCAGCAAGGCGAATCCCGGCGTCGTCACCGCTCCGTATCACGGGCTGGCGGATGGCGACGAAGTGTTCCTCGCTGGCATCGAGGGGATGACGGAACTGAACAACCGCGTCGTTACTGTGACGGTGATCGACGACGACAACTTTTCGATTGGCATCGATACGACGGGCTTCGGCGCGTTCACCGCAGACGATGGCACGGTGCGGACAGGCCCCGCGCCAACGCCTTCGCCACCGCCCACAGTGCCCGCGCCGACGCCGACGCCTACGCCGCCTGTGGTCGTCCCTCCTGGCGGTGGCGGCGGTGGGCAAGGCTCGCCGATCATGGATGACCGGGGACCGTCCTGATGGCCGTATATCCGCTCTATGTTGCCGCCACGCCGTACAACGCGAGTGAGCTGACCGATCTCGACTATGCGCAGTCGTTCGACACGATCTACCTCGCTCACCCGTACTACGAGGTCGGGAAGCTGGTGCGCGCCGATCACGACGATTGGGCTTACTCGACGGTCAGTTTCGCGCCCGGCATCGCTGCGCCAGGCGGTGTCACAGCCACGGCCACCGTTGCCAATACCGACGCCGCGAATACGGGCGATTCCTACTTCCCGCAGCAGTACAATTACATCGTCTCGGCGGTGAACACAGATGGGCAGGAAAGCCGGGGCTCAACCTCTGCCGGCGCGACAAACGACACCGAACTGCCGCGTAACTACACGACGATCTCCTGGACCGCGCCGACGGGCGATGTCGATTACTACCGGGTCTACAAGGCGCATGAGAGCGGAAGCTTCGGGTTCATCGGCGAGAGCGAGACGACCAGCTTCGTCGATGATGGGTACGAGCCTGATTACTCGGATGCACCGATCGAGGCGTACAGTCCGTTCGGTGCTACCGGCGATTATCCCGCGCGCGTGGGCTTCTGGGAGCAGCGCCTATGGTTCGGGCGCACGACGAACAACCCGAACGCGATCTTCGCCTCTCGCACTGCCGACTTCGAGAACATGGACTTCGCCCGGCCGCAGCGCGAGAATGACAGCATCGCGATGGCGATCGCCACTGGCGAGAGCAATTCGATCGAGGCGTTCATGCCGATGGATCGGCTGCTCGTCGGGACCAGCGACAACATCTTTGCGCTGCGCGGCCCCAATGACGACGTGCTGGTTCCCACGCCGCCGCCGTCCGCTCGTCGGCAGGTGGGACGCGGGATAGGCCGGCCGAAACCGCTGATCGTGGGCGAGGTGGCGTTCTATCAGCCGCGGCACGAAAGCGGCGTGCGAACGCTCGGCTACACTTTCGAGATCGACGGCTACAAATCGAGCGACGTCAGCATCTTTGCGCCGCACCTGTTTGAACAGTTCCGGCTCATCCGGCTCGGCTACCAGGCTGAACCGCAGTCGATCATCTGGGCGCTGCGCAACGACTACCGGCTGCTCGCCTTCACTTGGGAAAACGAGCAGCAAGTATGGGGCTGGACCGAAATGGACCTCGGCGGCGACGTGCTCGACTTCACCATCATCTCGGAAGATGAGGATGGGCTGGTAGAAAGTCGCGTCTACCTCGTGGTCGAGCGCGAGATCGATGGCGAGACCAAGCGCTATGTCGAGCGCATGGATGCGGTGAAGTGGCTCGATTACAAGCGGGCCGCGTTTGTCGACTGCGCGCGGCGGTATGAGTTCGAGGAACCCGCAACCGAAGTCACGGGGCTTGACCATCTCGAGGGTGAGTACGTCGGCGTTCTCGCTGATGGTTACTATGCCAAAGCCACGGTTGAGGGCGGTGCGATCACGCTGGAGGAACCGGCGACCGTTGTGGTCGTGGGACTGCACTACAGTTCGATCATCGAAACGCTGCCGCTGCCGCAGGAGCCGAAGAAGAAGATCACCGGCGAGATTTACGTCGAACTGGTCGACAGCTTCGACGTGTATGCCGGGCGGGATGAGGACGAGCTTGAGTTGATTGCGACACGCGTCGAGGGTGAGATCGGCGCGCCCATTCCCTACACTGGCGAACCCGAGCCTGCGCGGCCCGATCAGCTTGTCGATCGGGAGGCGACGATCATCGTCAAGTCGACAACGCCATACCCGATGACGCTGACCGCCATTCACTACGGCGTCGAGGCGAAGTGAAGCTAGTCGAAGCCGACGCGTCGCACGTTCCGTTCCTCGCCACCGCCATGCGCAACGCTGACCGCATCGAGGTCGGCGCGTTTGGACGCACACCTGAGACAGCGCTGCGGCACGGCCTCGCCTCCTCGCTCTGGGCGCTGACGGCACTGGTCGACGATGAGCCGCACGCGATGATGGGCGTGGCCCCGCGCAGCATGATCGAGGGCGTCGGTGTGCCGTGGATGCTCGGCAGCGAGCGGGTTTACGATCACGGCCGCGATTTGGCGCGTTATGGTCCGGCGATCATCCGCGAGATGAGGGCCAGTTTTGAGCGCCTAGAGAACG